TACAAACTTCGTTTCTACCAGCTGATAAATTACAAGCCATAATGATTAGTTTTTAATTTTGTTAGTTAAAAGGTAGGTGGATTTCTCCACCCGACCTTAATTAGTTTTTATTAGTAAGCTCCGTAGTATACGATATCTTGACCTACACCGAACTGAGTACCAGCTGTGTATCTCATGATAATTCTGTAATTTTGAGAACCATCGATGTCTGCTAAGTCGATAACTTTAACTTGGTTGTAGTCAGATAATAAACCAGTTCCGAAGAATAAGTTTGATTTTTGAGCTGCTACGATTTTGTTTGTGCTCATACCTGGACACATTACCATTTCAATACCATTAAAGTTCATTGGCTTTTCACCTACATTCAATTGATTATTGAAACCGTTAGCACCTAAACCACTTGCACCACCACCTGCTAATGCAGCTTGATAATCTTTAGCAACATCAGTAGAAACATAGATTAATAAATCTTGCTTACCGAATACAGTTTTAGGGATTGTTAAGTATACACCGTTCAATTTAGAGATTACGTTATCTACTGTTACAGATCCAGAGATGATTGCAGAACCTGCACCACTTGCTCTTGCTGGTAATACTGCTGTTGCACCACCTGCTGCGATAGATGCAGAGAATGCTGTTTCAAAACCACCGAATTGACCGTTAGTTGAGTTAACACCTTGCCAGATAGACTCTTCAGTTGCTTGTGCTACTACACCACCAACATAAGATACTAAATAATCGTTGAAAGACTTAGGGATTTCATCAAATGCTGAAAATCCTAATTGTAAAGCTTCCCAAGATGCAACAAATTCTTGCTTACATAATTGGATGTTTACTTGTAACTCTTTTGGAGTTAAGATTTGCTCAGAGATAGTCACTGAACCTGTGTTAGTTACGAAATCGCAAGATGCGTCGTTAACTAAGTTTGCTACTGCTAATTTTTGGATTACAGATTTGTACTTCACGTTTGGCATGATAGTAACTAATTTGTTGTCCAAAGTAGTTGCAGATAACAATGCTGCTGCAATATATCCTGAAGCTGCTTCACCCGCGTAGGTAGAGTTGCTGATTGTAGGATTTGCAAATTTTTGTAATTTGTTCATTGTTTTCCTTTTAAATAGGGGTTAATAATTTATTTATATAATTTTGATAAGAATGAACTTTGTGGAGTTGCAATCTTCTTACCGTAATTTGATTTTGTTTGTGCTGAGAATTTAGTTGCATTCTCTTCGATTGGAGCACCATCTAATTTAGGTAACTCTTCTTCATCTACTTCAGCCATTTTAATTCCTTCTGCTTCTTGCACTACTTCAGATGCAACTGGAGGCATCATTGCTTCCATTGCTGCCATCTTCTTTTCCATCTCTTCGATTCTGTAAGCCATATCTTCCATCTTCTTACCTAACTCAATAGAAATTTCTGGGTTCTCACCTTCTTCTTCCATAGTTTTGTCTTCAGTTGCAGGAATTTCGCCAGCTACTTCATCTTCTTCTGCCATCTTCATTGTGCCAGATTTTACAGAGTTTGGTTGTTCAGGTCTTTCGTTCTCAGGTAATTCTTCACCTGTTCCTTGTGGGATTGGTTCAGTTTTAACATCTGCCATCTCAACATTCTCTCTTTCTACGATTTTACCATCTTCTGATTTTACTTTCAAAAGAGTTTCGTTACCTTCTTCATCCTTTAACATTAAGTCATGGAAACCATTAGGTGCTGGAGATTTAGTTCCATCTTCTGAAACTACAAATAGGTCTTCACCTACATCGAATGTTGCAGACTCAACAATTGTTCCATCTGCTAATTTTGCATATGTTAATTCTACTTCTTCAGATGATAACAATGCCATTATTCTTTTTAATACGCTTTTTGAGTTCATATTGTTTTTGTTTATACCTTATATAACAAAGGTTGTTTAAAAAATAGTTATTTTATTTTACGCTATAAAACTTGCTGTTACAGATGTTTGCCAATAACTAGATGTAAATGCGTGATAAGTATATCCACCTGATTGTGTTATTGTTCCACCTTGTGCAATCGGAGGTCCTAAATATCTTAATTTAACAATACCAGTTCCACCTTTACCACCGGCTTTGCTTGAATTACTTCCACCGCCGCCTCCGCCTCCTGTATTTAAGGAACCATCACCACCTACACCAGTGTTTCCAACACCACCGCCAGTACCACCACCGCCTATACCACCTTGTCCAGGATAAGTTGCATTAATTCCTGCACCTCCTCCACCTCCGGCATAATATATTCCATCTAACCAAATACTACCACTACCTCCATCTCCTGAATAAGGAACACCTGGGTTATATGAGTTACCACCAACTTGAGCAGAACCTCCACCTCCTCCAAGCATTAGAGGTGCTTCTGCAGATGCAGAACCTCCATTATTACCTTGGCCTAATATTCCTAATCCACCCGATGATTTACCACCACCGCCTGAACCTCCATTAAATCCTGAACCTGTTTCTAAGTTTGCACCATTACCACCACCATATGCAATTATATCTGCAAATGCGGATAAACTTGCAGATACTGGACTATTAAATTGTGAATTACCACCATTACCAACTAATATTGTATATGATGCATTTGGTGTTACATTGAATGAACCACTCAATAAACCGCCTGCACCACCACCTCCACCACCATTAAATCCACCACCGCCACCGCCGCCTACTACTAAATAGTCAACAGTATAAGTTCCTCCGGCAAATGCAAATCCGTTAAATAATGACATTATCTTAAATTTTTAATTGATGCTGCATAAATAGAGCCTGTATCAAATGTTATAAATGTTACAATATCAACAGAACCTGAACTTAAAGATGCAGAATAAGGAATACCTGATGCAAATTTAAAAGTAGATGGATATGATATAGAACCACTACCAATTGCAGGCTGCGAAATTAATAAATTTACAGTTTCTCCTGGTTTTATATTTGTTGGAACTATTCTTGTATTTTGACCTGCAGTCAATCCTAATCTAAAGAAATTACTTACAGATAAATCCATCGATGCTGTATTTGAAACAACACTCATTGATATAACATTACCATATGCACTACCTGTTATTGTAATACTACCTGTAATTGTTGTGCTTCCAGTAATTGTTGTATTACCATTAATAGTTGCACTACCTGTTATATTTACCGGATAATTAAATGTAGTAGGTTTATATACTAACATATCCGCACTACCTGTTCTAAAGATAATTGCAGTATTTGAATTATTTGTATTAAATCCACCACCTCCAATATATGCTACTGTCTCACCATTCGGATAACCACCAAATTCAGGAGTATAAGAATTGGCTGCCATTTCAATAATAGTGTTATTACTTCCATCAGGTCCTATATATTGAATTTGATATCCAGAAAATACACCATCATATGAGTATGTTGCAGGGTCTACATATACATTAGTCGTTGCATATTGTGATCCAGAATTAGATGAATTTAAACCTAAAGTTATTTGTCCATATTGATTATAAACACCTAATCTATCATTTGAAATTAATCCATTATTAACTGTAATAGCTGGGCCATTACCTACTCCATTAACAATTTGATTACCATTAAATGTATTCGAACCAGTAGTTGCAAATGTTCCATTTAAAGTTTTTTGTGATGATGTAAATGCATTAAATGTATTAGCAAATGATTGTGTATAATCGTTAAATGATGAAGTAAATAATTTTTGATTTATATTACCTTGCAATACAGATGCTGATTGGTCTAATTCACCTTGAGTTGCATAACCACCACTTAAAGATGATGATAAGTTTAATAATTGAACTAATGATGCAGTTGCAGATAAATTAAAGTTATTTTGAGATGCACTAAATGCACTAAACGTTGCAGAACTTGAACTAATAGATGTTGCTACACTTGCACTAAATACTGATTGAGTTGCTGCAGTTGATGCAGTATAATCGTTAAATGATGATGTGTTTACTTTTGCATTATCAGAAGTAAATGTTAAGGTTGCTATATTACCTTGCACATTTTGAACCAATGATGCAGAAAAGAATGTACCTGGTCCTACTAAGTTAAAAATAGTTGATGTACCTAATACAACACCATTACTTCTAATTTGATTTATAGATGCAGTGTAAGTATTAAAAGAAGAACTGAATGTATTTAAGTTTGTAATACTTGCACCTGCACTTTGAGTGAATTGATTTACACCTGTATTGATTGTTAATTGAGATGCAGTAAATGCATTCAATTGAGTTAATGAAGGAGCAAAAGATGAAGTGTAAGTATTTAATGCACCTATTGATACATTCCAACTTGCACTATTTGCAGTATATCCTGCTTGCTCAACCAATGAGTCAATCATATTTACATTGAATGCTCTTAAGATTGTAGGAGAAATATATCCTGTTGTATTATTAGGGAAAGAAGTAGAATTGTCTACCTTTAACGCTTGTTTAGATATTTCAGACATTTTATATTATTATTTTTTTAATCAAATCCTTCATCAAAGCCAGGACCAAATCCACCTTGTGCTGGCGCAGTAGATTGTATTTGTCCAATCCCTTGTTGTATCAAAGCACCTTGGCAGCATCTAACTGAATATGTATTTGAATGTATACATAAACATGCTCTTCTGCTATTCTTTGGTGATGATAAACCTCTAGTTGGTCCTAAGTAGATACCACTTTGATTTTCTCTATTTACAGAGTATCTTAAGTTTCCACTTCTACTATTAGACCATAATCCTGCTCCTGGTTCCATAAATCGTGTTTAAACTAATAACAACTAATACTGAAATAATTATCAATGTCGCATTTTTGCCATTGCTTCTCTATGCAACAATTCATCTAACCTTGCTTTATCTGATTGATATGCTAAATACAATAAGCATTTAGAAAGTGGTTGTTCTGTGACTTGGTCTATTTTTTGGATATCTCCTCCTGCAAGTTGGATAAGCGTTGGATAAGCTTTCCATTTTTTTCCAAAATTTGCTTCATGTTTGGTTCCAACTCCTTCTCCGTCAAAGAGCTCAGGGTAAAATTCAATAAGTCCCTTAATAAATTCGCAAAAAAAAACAATGCACCTAAATGTATATCCATGCCAACTTCTAACCATTTTGTGTTATCTATATTGCCTGTATAACTTTTTATCTTATAGTTATCACCTTTCCTTTGTGAAACAGGTCTGTAAAGAATTGACATTATCTTTGCCCAATTATCATCTATTGTAAAGGTATCATACTTTGTTATATCCACATATGCACCATAAGTCATTTCAGATAAGTTTGGTTCAAATCCGTACTCAACACCATCTATTGTAATAAATCTTTGCAATGGTAAATCTGTTTTATTAACAAATTTATTTAACTCTTCTTCTATCATTTTAAAACCATCAACACCAATCTTATCTAGCAAATTAGGATTAATATCGCATAAATGAACTAACATCAATGCAGTAATAGCATCTTCATTACCTTCATAGTTTTTCATTTCCTTTTGCAATTCTAAATACTTCTTTAAACTTACATCATTCCAACCTGTGGGTATCTTAATCTCTATTTCCATTTGTTAACCAGTTTATTGTTGTTATTAATTTTTTTACTTTCGCCTGCTCTCTTTCTAATGCAGCATTCATCATTATTAATTGTGCATTTTTATCATCAATCTGTTGTTGCAATTCTTTTGCATATAAGATTAATTCCCTTATTTCTTCTGAATTCCACATCTGAGGTCGTGTATCTGTTATGTGTTCTGACATAAGTTTCTTTTTATATGAATTGAATAATTACTTGCACCACCTATTTGTTTACCACAATTTTCGCAAGTATATATTTTACTCATCATTTTTTTCAAATTGTTTATTACTTTTTTTGTTGGTGAACTTTTAATACCACCCATTCTACCTGCTTTAGATGCACCATTTTCAGTATCAGTTGCAAATCCATATTTTTTTTGCAATTCACATTGATATGCATATGCTTCTCTTCTTGTATCAAATTCTTTTACAATGTTTAATTGCAAATCATTTCTACCATAAAATTTACCATGTGAACTTCCATTTGGTTTGAACTTTATATGTTGTTGATATCTAAACTTTGGATTTTTACTATGCCCAATGTGTTCAACAACAGCACTTTCTAATTTATATACATAATGTTTTTCCATACTACAATATACGATTAATATCTGATATTACCAACAGTTATAGCATATCTACCTTTTGCCTGTGCTTTCTGTGATAGTTTCATCATTGCAACATATCTAGCAGCATCACAAAGATGGTCTAAACCTGACTCAGGAATATCTGTTGTGTATCCATGCTTATCCGTTGAATACTGATATGCATACATTTCGTTTATTAAGTTTTGTGATTTCCTTAATAATTTAATATTGTAATTCTGCAATACACTTATTCCAAATTTAATACTATCAGGCCCTTTCTTAACTGCTTTTGCATTGAAACCCATTCTGTATAATTCTTCTATGCTTCTTGGTTCTGAACTATCACACCATATCTCATAACTTTTATCTATGCCGAATTTATTTAATCTATTTGCAATATCATTCATTACTAATCCTTTTTCATATAGCACTTCTTCTAAATAAATTGTATCACCATTTTTATAAACTGCAACTACTGCCGTTGGGTCGGATGAATAACCCCAGTCTAAACCAAATCCTACAAAGTCTACATCAGGATTATTTTGATTATTGCGTGGTAAATCATCTACTATTTCAAAGTTATAAATTGCTTTATCGTTTGGTGCGAATTCTCCCTTAGCGTAAATTTTGAAATACTTTGGGTTCTTCCATTCTAATTCTTCGATTGCATAAACCATTTCTTTTGGTAGGTATGGATTATCTTTGTATGTTGTAACAAATCTATCTACATCTACCATCTGTCTTAACCAATGATAAGGAGAGACAGTAGGATTATAAGCAAGTATAATACGACCAGTTGTTCTAATGGATAATTGGAAATAACTTTCTTCATCAATCTCACTTGCCTCATCAATGAATAGTATGTCCGATTTAATACCTCTGAGTTTATCTGCATCATCTGTTGAAATAAATTGTATTGTTGAATTATAATATCTCCATATTCTATCAGTGCCATTCCACTCATCTTCATTCCAAATATCTAATGATTTAAGGATATCTGTGAAATCTTTTATTACTGAACGCTTTAATACTGGAATAGATTTTCTTACAACTGTTATGTTTATGCCATCTTCTTCAATCATCTTTACTAATAAGAATTGTAAGATAGCATATGTTTTGCCACTTCTTGTTCCACCTATATGTTGCGATACTCTACTCTTACTATCCAATAGGTTCTGAAATGTCGTTGTCGTATTTATGTTTATCTGTGTTGGCATTGTTTATTTGTATAGTAACTTGTTGAACTCTATGGTTTAATTCTCCTGATATGTCAATGGATGCTTTCTTAGGTACTATATATTCTAATAACTTAAGATATAGTTTAGCTGCTTCAACAGGATTTTCTTTTCTTATCTTTTCAAAATCTTCTGATATAGAATTCAATCCTTGATTAGCCAATCTAGCAATGGCAAGTTTAGCCTGTTCAGTGCTTCTATTCAATGCACCTGGCTTTCTTCCACCTAATTTATTTCCTACTTCGAACTTTCCCATAATCGTTTCTTGCCGTTTTTTATTCGGTTTCTATATTAATTAACATCGCTAGTTAATGTTTGTAGTTGAACTAGGACTCGAACCTAGACTAACAGAATCAAAATCTGTGGTGCTGACCATTACACTATTCAACATTATTTAGTAACTCATATCCGTATGCTTTAACTGCTTTACCTTCTTCATCCAATACCCACACCATACCATAATCTTTATTACCTCTGTGAACTATTGTTTTATCTTTTATATAATTCCAGTCGAACTTAAATGTTACATAGTTGTATTCTATCTTTGCTCTATCGTTATACGCATTATTCATTAGAATTGAAACCATTTATGTTCTTCTTTAATCTTTGGTTTATGTAGTAGTTCTATAAATTTGTCAAAATTATCACCTGTGTCTTTATATTCCGTTTTAATATTCAAATGAGATTTTAATTGACTTGCTTTAGGATATGGTAATATTGCAACATTTAAATCCTTTATCAATTCTTTATCATAAAAATAAAAGTATCTATGCTGTCCACCAAATACTTTGTATAAGGGTTTACCATATATACCTTCTAATACACTTCTATTGATTGTTCCATGTTTATGCCACATACTAACACTATGCAATCTCTCTCCATCTTTTGTCATCCATATTCCACCATCTTTTCTAAACCCTGTATAAATAAAATTAGTTGCTTGATATATTGTTCCTACTTTACCCATCATACCATCTGCAAAACTAATAATCCATTTTATATTAGGTTTATGTTCTTTTACCCATTTTAATGCTTTACTTATAGAATTACTTTCTGCATTCTTACCTAGTTTGTCCGAAATCCACAATCTATTCAATTCTAAATATTCATATTGATTTGTTCCTTTAACCCATTTGCATGTATCTTGTGGTCTTATACCATATCCAAATTGTGCAACTCCATATAAGTTTTCATCAATGAATATACCTAAATGATACACTACTCCTTTTGCAACTGTACCACTATAATGATTTTCTATAATCAATCTATTTGCAAGTTTGTTAGGGATTTCTTTTATGTATATATTTTTAATATTCATTACTCATTCATTTGTCTTGTATCTGGCCATCTTAGTCTTAAATCTGATATTTCTTTTTTCTTTCTACCTCTTATACCACTTCCTCTTTCTTGTGGTTTAACTGGCATTCTTAAATCAATACACCATAAGTATATACCTGTTTCAACCATCTCTTTTAATACTGCATCATAAAACTTTGTTCTTTCTTCTCTTGTCTCACATTTGTCCAATGCTTTCCTTAATCTTGTATATCTTTTCTTTTGTTCGTTCTTATCTAAAGGATAATTTTGTTTATATTCTTCTGGCTTCAATCTATTTCTTAAAAGATATGCTTTCTTTGTACATTTAGGACATAGTTCTACTCTTTTAGTTGCATAGTGTTTATATTCATCTCCACACTCATTACATGGTTTTAATTCAAAACTTTTTTTTATTTTCATCAAATGGATTTTCTATAACTTCTTTTAAATACCTTCTTATTTTCTTTACTGCTAAAAAGGTTGTACTTTTACTTATCTTTATTTTATTTGCTACTTCATCTAAGGTATCATCACTCATCCAATATAATTCAAATATCTTTGCTGATGGCCACATTCTTGTTGTCGAAAGTTTCTTTAGTTCATTGATTACATCTTCATGTGCTTTCTGTATTTGCAAATCTTTTTCTTCATCATATGGTACATCTATTTCATTACTCCATACTTCATCTACTAAAGTTGTCCGATTTAACTTCTTTGTTTTGTTGATAAATCTGCTATGTAGAAACTTAGATGCATAAAATAGATTATAAGATTTATCTCCCCAGAATAGTTTAGGATTACATTTCTCATGCAGATAGATGTAAAGTTCTTGTACCAAATCTTCACTCTCTTCTCTATTTCTGGTAATCTTATTTGCAGAATTTAATAACCACTTATGCGACTCTGCATGTAAGTTAATCAATCTTCTTTCACATTCGCAACTACCTGTAATCATTAAATTCTTTCGTTTACCCATTTATGAATATAATCTACTGCTCTTTTCCAATGTCCTGCAGATGAACCGCATGTACAAGGTTGAGTTTCGTTTTCACCTCTTAATCTATTGAAGGTTGCCCAAACCCAAGGTGCTTTGTTATCGGGCAGATAAGCACCTAGGTTTAGGATAAATTCAGATATTTCTTTAAATTCTTGCTCATTTAATGGAGCATATTTATTATTCTCCATCTTTATTAAGACTTTTTAATTTAGGTAATTGGATTTCTGTTTTCTTTGGTTCAGGCATCTTACCACCTGGATAAATAGGATTGTCCAAATTTAAGAATGGTTTGATTTGGTCAATGTATGGATGTGTTCCTACGAATGTAAAACCCATACAACTTAAGATTAATACTAAATCGTTTACTGATGTTAAACGTGAGAAATCAATTAAATACGCTGCGTTTGCATCAAATTGTTTTTCTGTTCCTGCTAAAGAGATTGTTGTTTCTTCCATTTTATTTTATTTTTTAATGTAACTTGCCCACAATAAGAATTTCATTTCTTCATATTTGTAGGGTTCTAAATTGTTTTCTTTTATTCCTTCTTCGATACTTTGTGGTATTGTATCGTATTCATATGGCCATTGCCAATAGTTTGCTTTTTCTAACCATTCTTCATCATTCTCTGCATAATCATGTGCAATTATTACATCACCTTGTTTTAAGTATTTCGAAAATGTATTGAATTCTTTTGGTTTATCACCACCATCACACACTACTAATGTTCTACCTTCACTTTGTATTAATTCTACGATATCATTGAATGCATTCTCTTCAAAACAATCAACTACTCTAAAATCAATATCAGTTCTATTAGTTGTATTAATTACTCCATCTATATCATAAGAAATTAATTTACCATTTTGGTTCATATTATCTTTTAACCAACAAGTCAATCCACCATTATATGTGCCGATTTCAACTATGTTTGTAAATGTAGAAAGATAATCAGGGTTTAATCCAACATATATTCCTAAACATTGTGACATTTGAATTCCATTATAAAAGTTTAATCTTAAATAAGGATGCGATTTGTGCCAGTTTGTAATTGGAGAAAAGGTAATCTTATCAGATATTGTTTTTTGTAATAATAGGTTTAGTTGATAAGCTGAAAATTCGAATTGTTCTCTCATTATATTTTATTTAAATTTTATACCTTCTTTACATCCACATAGTTCGTTAAGATAAATACGTCTTGCTTCACAACCGCAATCATCTCTATCAAAGAATTTTTTGGCGATAAACGACGCAATATCTTTCCCCCAACCCCCTGTAATTACATTGATTAATCCATCAACTACATTTCCTAATTTGATTATACACATATTATCTTTTTTTAATTGCTTGTCTAACTAATGCCTGAATAAATCCTTTCATCATAAACCCATGATGTTTGCAATATTGTTTTAATGCTTCATGCAAATCTTTATCTAATTGCACCATTGCATATTTCTTTTCTACTTTCATTATCTTTTTATATTTAAACTATTTCCTCTTTCTTTGAATGCCTGAATAAAACTACTTTCTATTTGTTTCAATGCTACTCTATCAATACCTTCATCCTTAAATAATACTTCTACTCTATGATTATCTAAACCATGTTTTGTAAAACTTTTAAATAATAATGGATGTTCAGTTTGTACTTTACCAGCCATAAATCTTCTATATTTAACTTTATGTTCAATCAATCTAACTGTTAAATGAGTTTTAGTCATTCCAACATATACAAAGTTATCAGGTGAAATTAATGCATAGATGATACCGGCTTTATCTGCTTTTCTATATTTGCCTGTTAATTCAACAACTCTTTTTGCATTATTCTTTTGCCACTTAGCATGGTGTTCAGGATTAATTTCAGTTCTGAACTTATGGTTATCTATTTTGTTGCATGCCTTACAACGATCCTGATAACCTCTCTTTGATTTGGTTCTTTTTGAGAATTGTGAGTAATCTTTAACCTCACCACATTTTTTACATTCTAACATATTTGCCATTTTGTTATTACTAATATAAGAAAAATATTTTAATTTAACAACTTTTCTTTATAATAATAAATATAAGAAAAAAAATAAAACGCAAAAAAATGCCCAGTAGGATATTGGCGAACCTAACTGGGCTTTATATTAGTAAGTAAGACACTGCTTATAAGATTATGAATAATTAAGAGAGCAGCATTGTTTAAGTCTTACTGAATTAATAACATATGTTGTAAAAAAAGTATTAAATTTCATCTGAAAATAAATTATTAAACTTATTCATAACTTCTTTACTTTCTTTATCTAAACTTCCAGTTATAATTTCAGCTAAGTAATCTTGTCTTTCAGCTTTAGTTTCAATTCCAGTTTTAGTTATAGTTTCAGGATTTCCAGTTCCAGTTCCAGTTTCAGTTCCAGTTTCCATATGTTGAACATATGATTTAGATATGTTCTTCATACGATTGTTTCTTCTACTTTCTGAATAATTTTTTCTTCTTTGAGTTTCATTTTTTAATTTTAGATTATAATAAAATCCATCAGAATGTTTTTCAAATTTTTCTGCTACTTCTATATCTTCTTCAGAAATATATTGTTTTAAATCTTTCAGAGTTAATTTACCTTTCTGATGTTGTAAGCATAATAATCTAATATATTTACCTACTTGTTCATTTGTCATTGTCATTGTTCCTACTAAGAAATCTTGTGTGTAGAATAACACAGCTGGGTCTTTTGCCATAATTTAAGTTTTTATTTTTTACTAATATTTTAAATATACGAATAATATTCCAATTTACCAAATCATATGTTAATCATATCTTATTCATATAATATAAGTATGTAAAAGATAAATAAAACGAAAAATATTTTGCTATATAAAATTTTATTCGTATATTAGATATATTAAGAAAATAGACTGTTTTTTTTTGTTTGATTTGATAACTAAAAAGAAAACCCCTGGGATTGATTTCCGGGGGTTTCTTTATTTATTGAATATTCTCCTTACTCTTTAATTAAACTCTCTGTATTTAGGTTATAATAGGTAAGAACCTAATTTTATCTACCTTGTCCTCTATATCTTTTTGGTTTAGGTGAATGCTTATTATAAGATTTCTGTGCACTACCTTCTTTTCGTTTTCCAAAAGATACTTTATTGTTTGTTTGTTTAGAGGCCTTTGCCATATCTGTTATTACTTAAATAATCTATTTCTATTTGTAATGAATTAATTTGTTTTGATAATTCTAATATCAGATTTCTCAATTCATCTATTTGTTTTTGTTGTGCCTCTACTCTCAATTCCAAATCATAAAGATTGGTATCGAACTTTTCCTTACGAAATAAATGCATCATAATTTTTAATTTTGGTTATTACTCACCACCACTTGAAGTGGACTTGATGTAACCACATACTTTCTTAGCAGTTTCTTCATCACCATATCTTGCAGTTTGGTCTGCAATACATTCATCCCAAGGATATGCTGCTAAATCAATTCCTTTTTCACTT